CGACCGGCACCACCGCCTGGCCGGCGACCGTCACCGTGTCGAGGAAGGGCGCGGCGGGATCGCGGTTGCTGCCCACGCCGATGACATCGGCATGCAGCAGAGGCTGCTCCGCGCCCAGGTCGCAGGACAGGAACGGCATGCGCCGCCAGTTGCTGCCGGGTGCGGTACCGTAGATGGTCTCGGGCAGCATGAGCAGGCGGCAATTCGCGCCAATGGCACGGGGCATGGGCTTTCTCCTGGAGGGGGATCAGGCCAGCGGCGAGCCGGCGACGGTGAACCAGAGGGTGATGGGGATGGCGGCGGCGCGGGCCGCGGCAGCGCCCTCGAACTCGACATCCTCGAAGAACGCACCGCCGGGCTGTGCCCATTCGACGGCGCCGCCCAGCGTGCGGTTGGCGGTAATGGCCGCGGCGATATCCACCAGCAGCGCATCGAGCAGGGCGGTGCGTGTGGCGGGCGTGGCGCCGGCAACGGTGACCTCGACCTCGGCGCGATGCTCGATCTGCCAGGCGAGTGGCGAGAGGATGGGTGTCTCCTCCACCGTCTCGCCGTCGCGGACGACGACCAAGCCACCGGCGGGAATGCGCTGCGGGATGGTCTCGCCGCGCAGCACGATCGGCGCTGGGTTCCTGACCGCCAGCGACGTGGCGAGCCGGCTGTGCAGCGCGGCGATGGCGGTCTCGCGCGTGCTCATGCCCACCCCAGCATCAAGGCGAAGAAGCGGCCGGCGACCCAGGTCATCGCCAGACCGAATGGGATGGCGGCCCAGGACAGCACGACGAGTCCGAGCAGCAGGAGGAAGCGCGCGCGCATGGTCATGCTGCCCTCCCGCTCTCGCGTTCCCAGGCGGCGACAAAGCGCCCCGGCAGGCGACGCAGCCCGCGCTCAGCCGCCCCGCGCACGTCGAGCCGCTTGGCCAGCTTCACCTGGGGCAGGAGGAGGAACATCGGCACCATCCCCTGCTCCAGCAGCCCGCGCGCCCAGGCCTCTCGCCCCTTGCGATTGGCGGTTCCGACCTCGGTAACGCCACCCGCCACCAGACGGGTCCTGCGCCGCCGCCCGGTCTGCTCGCCCTGCCGCAGCGGCAGGCACCACACGAAGCCCCGGCCGGATTTGAACGACCGCAGAAAGGCCTGCCCAGAGGCTACCATTTGGGCGGGCGTGACCCGCATGCCCTTCTCACCGCGCCCGCGTCTGCCCCGCGCGGCATTGAAGCCGGTCGGGATCGCCAGGAACTTCCCGCCACCCTTGGCGCGGATCAGCGCGCCACGCTCGAACGCGTCGATGACGTTCGGCACCTTGGTAAACACCAGCCCCGCCGGCCGCAGCGACTGCCCGGACCGCGGGAAGATCATCGACCGCCACGCATTGGCGATGCCGCGCGCGTTGCCCGAGAAGGCGGTGGTGACCTGCCGGCGCAGCTCCGCCTTGACCTGCTCCGTCTCGGCGCGGATGGCGGACATAGCCGCCCGCTCGCCAGCCCGCACCTCGTCCGCCAGAACCTTGCGCAGATCGCCGACGATGGCGGCACCGAGGCGCATGGATCAGCGCCCGCCGAACTTGCGGCTGAGGATGCGCAGCAGCAGGTCGTGCAGCGCGGCGTAGCCCAGCGTCCCCGCCAGCCACGCCACCGCGAACAGCCACCAGCCGTCGAGCTCGAAGGCATGGGCGATCAGCCAGGCGCCAGTGCCGAGGCTACCGCCGGCCAGCGCGTGCAGCAGATAGGCGCGGGTCAGCAGCGGTCGGTCGGTGGAGGAGAAGCGCGCCATCGCCCCGAGCGCACCCAGGGCGCCGGCGAGCAGCGCCTCGCCGACGATGCCGCCGATGCGTTCGGGGTCGATCATGGCGGTGCTCCTATCGGCGGCAGAAGACGCGCCAGGCGATGCCGGCGGCGTCGCGCTCGGCGTGCTGGACGGTCAGGGTGTCGGCGCCGAGCGTGAAGGTGTCGTCCGCATCCACGGCGGGCAGCACGGCGATGGCGACGGTCAGCACGTCGCTGGCCTGGATGACGCTGGTGCCGAAGGCATCGCCGAGCCGATCCGGCGCCGAGCGCACCACGCGGAGCAGGACCGGTGCTCCGGTCCCGCCCGCGCGATAGCTCGCATCCGCGCCGATGTTCGGATCCGCGGCCAGCGCGTCCATGGCCGCAGCGAAGGCACTCATGCTGGCTGCCGCAGCCGCCAGGCGAGAACGCCGACCACCGCCGCGACGATGACCGCGATGGCGACGGCGGGCGCCAGCGTGCCCAGCACCTGGATGGCGGGTGCGGCCTGCGCCACGGCGGTGGCGATGCCCGCGGCACCCACCAGCACCGCGCCACGCCCGGTGCCGGTGACGGCGGCGACCTCCCGCAGCGTCACGGGCGCGGCCGGAGGTACGCCCGCGAAGGTCAGCGCGCGATCGATCACCGCGGCCGGATAGCTCAGCCCCGCGCATTCATGATGGATGATCGCCTCCACCAGCGGGCGGAGGTGATCGTGCCGATGCAGGTCGATGGTATCATCCGGCCCGACGCCGATCCGCCGTGCCACCACCGCCACATAGGCCGCGGTGTCATTCTCCACCTTGGGCGCCCAGCGCTCGATGATCGCGCGCGGCGTCCGCAGCTTGTGCCGGTCCTGGTAGGTGACCAGCAGCGCAGCGAGCGCCCGGATGCCGAATTCATGGCTGGTGAAGCGGCAGAAGCGCCCATCCGACGGCGGCTCGTCGAGGCCCTGCCATTTGTTGACCGGGACGTGCTCGATGTTCCCCGGGTTGCGGTTGCGATAGCCCCGCGTGGCCTTCGGATCGATGCTCACGTGCCGATCGCCGGCACGCGGTTGAGCCACACCCGGACCGTGGTGTCCGCGGCCAGCGCCGCCAGGCTGGCGATGCCCACCTGGAAATTGCCGGTCGCCGTGGTGGTGATGCGCCGGTTGGTGTTGTCCCAGAAGACGCGGGCGCCGGCGGTGATGGCGAGCGCCGGCTCCTTCGTGATGTCGAACACGCCCTGGGTGGCGGCCTCGATGATGGCGTTCTGCGCGCCATCGACGGCGGCCACACCGAACAGCGCGCCGACCAGGACGCCCTGGCCGGAGAGGATGCCGCCCGCATAGGGAACGGCGATGGCCAGGCTGTTGCCCGGCTGGACATAGTTGCGCATGGGGATGGGGTCTCCAGAAACGCAGAAGGCGCCCGGTGGGGCGCCCTCTGCATGGGTTCACGATGGAAGGAAGGAAGCCGGGATCAGGTCCCCGGATTGAACCAGGCGCCGCGCCAGTCGATGGCGCCGACGCCGAAGTCGAAGATCACGCTGACCTCGACGCCATCCACGCCCTGGACATTGCCCGTGGTGACCTGCGGCCCCTCGGCGCCGTTGAGGTAGCCGTAGACGTAGACCGGCGCCGCCATCGGATCCGAGAACAGGTACCAGCGGTTGGCGGGGATCAGCGGCTCGACCAGCGGCTGCACGAAGCCGGCATAGACGTTGGCGTTGCTGGTCTGCGTCGCCTGCACCGAGACGGTGAGCTGCCGCGCGGCGAGCTCCTGGTTCGGCCCGACCAGCAGGCGCATCTGCGCGCCGACGGCGATGGGCAGGCCGTCGAGGGTCTTCTGGCGCATGACCGCGGCACGGCCGATGGCCAGGTTCGGCAGGTCGAGCGCGGTGCCGGCACCCGCCTTGTTGGCCCGCGCCGCCGCCGTGCCGAACACCGCCGCGGCGCCAGTGGTGAGCGTGGGGCCGTCGCCGCTGGCGGTGTTCACCAGGGCGTAGGCCGTCGCGTTCTCGAAGTCGGCGACGCGCCGGCCGATCATGCTGGCGAAGTCGGTGAAGGCGCCGAGGTCATCGTTGACCAGCATCTGCCGCGTGACGCGGATGCGCCGGGCGAAGGTCTGCAGGAACACGAGCTCCTGGCTCTCGGACATGGTGCCGGCCTGGACCTCACCATTCTCCGACAGCGGCAGCAGCGTCGGGAAGTCGCCGACGCGGAGATGGCGGTGCGGCTTGAAGTCGCGGAAGTCGCGGCGGAGGAACAGCGTGCGGTAGGTGGGTGCCGCCGGCGCATAGGCCGCGAGCAGCATCTTGTTGGCGGCGGCCGAGAGCAGCGCGGGGAAGTCGCTGGTGGTGTGAAAGGCGCGCTCGGCGAGGATGGTCGGGTTGCGCGGCACGTTGCGCTCGCCGCGGGCGCGCAGCAGCTCGCCGATCATGTCGGAGGGCCGCCAGCCCAGGAACTCGGTGTGGCGGCCGGCGCCAGGGCCCGTGCTGGGCGCCTGGTAGCCGGGCATGGTGCGCGCGGCGAGCGCCTCGGCCATCGCGTCGAGGATCTGCGCCGGGTCCTCGTTGGACGGGCCGATGTCGGGGCGCGCCGGCAGGGACGGACGCGCGGCGCCGCTGGTGAAGGCGTCCCACAGGCGGCCACGCAGCACCTCGGGCGAGACGCGGTCACGGATGGCGGCCTCGCGCATGGTGTTGAGCATGTCGGCGGTGACCAGGCCGCGGGCGGCGGCGAGCACGGGCTCGTAGCCGGCAATGCGCTCGACGGCGGCGCGTTCGGCCGCGGCGCGGATGGCCTCGAGGTCAGGCGCGGGCGGTGCGGCGCGCGTGGGCTCGGGCGGGGCGGTGGTGGTCACGGCGATCTCCTGGGGCGGGGCGATGGGCGGCGCGGGCGGCGCCGGCGCGGGATCCGGCGAAGCCGGCGTCGTCTCGGGCATGGTGGGTTCCTCGGGGATGGTCAGGGCGGGTTCGATGGCAGTGGCGGGGGTGCCCTGGTCTCCCTCGCCACGGATCACGGCCAGGCCATCCACCGGGACCGGCACAATCGAGATCTCGTAGGGCTCCCAATCCACCGCGCGGTGGATGGTCTGGCCGGTGGCAGCGTCGGGTCGCGGCTCGTAGCGGTGGACCCGGTAGCCGACGCTTACAGATTGCAGCGTCCCGTCGGCGACGCGCTGCCAGACCGGTTCGACGTCATCAGCGCCGCTGAACTGGAGCGTGGCGTAGCCGCGGCCGGCCTCGAGGCGGGCGGCGGTGACGCGGCCCAGCACGTCGCGCGTGCCAGCACGCCGGTGGGTGTCCAGCACCGGTGCGCGGCCGGAGCGCAGCGCGTCCATGCGGACCGCTGAGGGCGCCATGTCGAGCTCTTCGAGGATCGGCCCATAGGGCGGCACGAAATTGCGGGCCCGTGCGCCGGTGCTCCACACCACTTCGACGGTGCGCGCCGCGCGATTGACGGTAATCGGGGCTGCCAGGGCGCGGCAGGCCACGATCGATTGCCCAGCGTCGGGAAGTCGATCCGGCGCGGCGGATTCCGCGCTCGGTTCGATTGGCTCGGTCATGAGGTGTACTCCTGGGCTGCGCCGTTACGGCGCGGCGAAGCCCTGCGCGTTGACGTAGACCTGCGCGCCGGTGGTGATGCAGGCGACGTTCATGGCCGTGGCCGCGGTGCCGCGCAGCGGCGTGGGAAAGGTGATCTCCACCGGGGCCGCCATCGCCGCCGGCAGCAGCTGCCGCCAGATCACCGTGGCGCCGTCCTTGATCACCACCTCCGTCGCGACCGTCGCGTGCGCGTTGCGGATGTCGATCGAGGTCACGTAGTTCCGGATGCCGGCAGCCGCCGCAGCCCGGAGCGCCACATCGGTGGTGTTGATGATCCCGCCTGCGGCGGCGGCGTACTGCCAGTCCGCCTCCGGGATTGCGTAGGGCTTGGTGACCAGCGCGCCGATCAGCGTCGCCAGCAGATCCACACCGCGCGCCGTGGTGACGGCGGCCGGGTTGGCCGAATAGCCGGTGGCTGCCAGTACCGGCAGCGCACCGCTGGTGTTGCGCGCCTGGCCACCCACCGGCGTGACGCTTGGCGGGATGGTGCTGAGCACGTTCACGCCCAGCCCCTGGCCAGCGACCGACTGGCCGCGACCCGCCGTGATCTCGGTGGTGAGCTCAGCATAGTCCGCGATGGTGACGAACTGGACCTTGATGTCCGTGTTCGAGACCGGCGCGAGGTTGCGCGAGATCGAGGCCCAGCCGGTGTTGAAGTAGGCGCCGGTGAAGGTCGAGCCCACCAGATCGAAGCTGTTCGCGTCGATCACCGTGATGGTGAAGGTCCCATTCGCCCCGGGCACGCCCGACACGTCCGCCACCGTCACCGTGTCATTCGTGGCAAAGCCATGCGCCGCGCGAGTGATGCGCACCGCCCCACCGCCATTGTTCGCCACCGCCGAAATACCGCTGATGAACTGCCGGTTCCGCACGCGGATGCGAAAGCGATACAGCGCATTCGGCTCCGGGATCTGCTGGTGGCGGACATAGGAGTTCGAGCGCGCTGCCGTGGTGTCGAGCAGCCGCCCGTGGAAGTAGCATTCGTCGTTGGTCGGCTCGAGCTCCAGTACCGACCAGCCGGCCGGGGCCGTGGTCGGGATGGTGCTGCCGGAGGTGCTGCCGAGGCGCGGCGCGCCCTCGCTCTGGACTTCGTAATTCGCGAGCGTCGCGCTGGCCCCGTCCAGCCGCCAGGCCGCCGCGCTGCGGCCGTCCGGCTGCGCCGTGGTCGGATCGATGCTGACCAGCTCGAGCCAGACCGACTGGCCGACGATGCGCTGGCTCATGTTCACCGCCACCATGACCCGCAGCGGGATGGTGAAGGTGGTGCGGCTGGTGAGCGTCAGCTCATCGTCGAGCATGGTGCCGGTGGAGATGGTGACCGCGCCATCGGCCACGGTGTGGGTGATGCCGCCGCCGGTCGCCGCGATCTCCCACCGCGCCGGGTTGATCTCGGTACCGTTGAAGCTGTCGCGGAACTTCTTCTGCATGCTCTTGATCTTGAGCATGTCGTCGGTCCAGTCGTAGGCGCCTGCGATCATGGCTGTGCTCCTGGATTGGGGGCAGCGCCCGCATCCGCACGCGGCGAGGCGGCGCCGGTGGCGGCGATTTCGATGGCGGCGAGTTGCGCGGCGTCCTGGGCGGCGCCGGACTTCGCGACGCGGCGCGGATCGCTGTCGAGAGACAGGCCCGCCTCATCCAGCAGGGCATTGGCCTCGCGGATCATCTCGACCACCTGGCGGAAGTCGTAGCCGAAGGCGCCGACCGCCTCGGGCTGCGGCACAAAGCCGGCGCGGACCTGGGCGATCAGCGCCGTGGTGTCCTTCAGCGGGTCGATCATCTCGTGTGCTGGCGGGACGTGCGACAGGCCGTCCGGCACCTCGGCGCCCCACAGCCCGAGCAGTGCGCCCTGGGCGTGGAAGCGGTCGGCGATCGGGCGCACCAGCATCGGAATCAGCATGCCGTACTGCACCTGCTCGCAGAGGCGACGAAACTCGATCTTGCCGGCCCGCAGCGACGAGTAGTTCGCCTGGGTGAGGTCGCCGGCGACCTGGTCGTAGGTCAGGCCGGAGCCGACCGCCGACGCCTCCAGCGCGCGCCGCGCGAAGGCGGCGTGGCTGCCGCCGCCGGACGGATTCACCACCTCGACGCTGCCCATGCCACGGCGATAGAGAATCATCCCCGGCTCGAAGCTCTCGACCGTGCGGCCCTGGGCGTCGCGCAGCAGGCCCGAGGCCGGGCCGGTCATGGCCTCGTCGCCGTCCTCGGAGACGACCGCCGCGAGGCAGGCCTCGATCTTGGCCTTCATGAGGAGCGCGGCCTCGTAGTCGCCCAGGTCGCGCAGGCGCGTCAGCACCGGGGCGAGCCAGGAGACGTCGCGCAGCTGGCCGGGCCGGCGTTTGCGATAGATGTGCAGCACGTCGCGGGCTGGAACGCGCTGGCTGCTCAACCAGGTGGCGCCGCCCGGCAGCACCCAGGAGGCACCGGGATGCACGCGGTGCAGCCAATAGCTGACCGGCTCGCCGGCCTCGCCGAGGCCGATGCCCTGCAGCGTGGGGACGCCCTCGATGACGCCCTGCCGCGCCGTGTCGAGGTGATCGCTTTCCAGCACCTGCAGGCGCAGGCCGATCGGATTGGCCGGCGTGATGTCGGCCGGCAGCAGGCGCACGAAGCACTCGCCGCTCTCGACCACGGCGCGCATCACCAGGGCCTGGAGGCCATAGAGGTCGAGCCGGCCCTCGGCGTCACACGCCGTGCTGTCGGACCAGCGGCGCCAGGCCTCGGCGTGGGCCTTGTCGGGCCAGCGGGTGGTGATGCCGGCGCCGACGGCATTGCCAGTCCAGAGATCGACGATGCGGGCGGCGTAGGGGTCGTTGCGCACGGCGTCGCGGGCCCGGCGCGCCACGGTGGGTGCGGCGGCACCAACCTCGGCCGTGGCGCTGCTGCCGGAGGCCGCCCAGCTCGAGGCACGGCTGTCCTGCGCCGCGGCATAGCCACGAAGGGCGTGCCAGGCATCTCGCAGACGCCCCATCACTTGCTGCCCTCGCGGGAGAAGCTGGCGAAGGTGACGCTGGGGCGGCGTGCGGCGGCGTTCTCGGCGGCGTGAAGGACGGACAGGGCGCGGCCGAGCTCGTCCGGAGAGCGGTACTCCACCGTGCGCCCGTCGAAGGTCACGCGCGTGGTGCCGCCGGTGAAGGCGGCGGCCAGGACTGCGGCGCGGGTGCCGGCAGGTTGGGCGAGCGCCCAGGCGAGGACGGTGGGGTCCATGATCGTCCTCCTCTCAGCGAAGCCAGCCGCTGCGCGGCGCGAGCCAGCCCCGCGGGCGCTGGGTGTCGGATGGCGGCACCGCCACGGCTTGCGACGCCGGCGATGGAGGAGCGACATTCCCGGCGGCGGGAATCTCGCTCGGCCGCAGCGGCGCATCCGCCGCCTCATCCCGCAGCCGTGCCCAGAACTGCTCGCCGTAGCGATCGGCGCCGAGCAGCCACAGCGCGGCTCGGGCCAGCACGGCGCAGTCCAGCGCCTCATTGCGCTCGCGGAGCTTGGCCCATTCCTGCCGGGCAAAGCCGCGGCGATCCTTCGTGGTGCGCAGCTGCTCAGCGACCAGCTGCTTGACCCATTCCACCTCGACCGCGCGCGGCAGATGCACCCAGCCGGGTGGCCATTCCTCCGCGTCGCCGCGGCCCAGCCAGAGCCGGCGATACAGATCGGCCTTCCAGGTGGAGACCGACACCGTCCAGAGCTTGAGGCCGCGGCGGAGCTTCTGGCCGTTGACCAGCGCGTCCACCGGCGTCGGGCCCTGGACGGGCTGCGCCCGGTTCCAGCCATCGACGCCCTTCGTCGGGGCGATGCGAGGATCCCGCAGGCGGCGGAGGTGGCCATAGACGGCGGCGGTGTCCCGGCCGCCGGTATCGACGCAGAGCCTGGCGATGCTCATCGCGCCGCCACTCTGCCGCGGCCAGTCCCGGGCCAGCAGCTTCGCCAGTTCGTCCCACGGCTCCCGGTCCCGCGGGCTGCCGGGGATGACCACGTGGTCGACCAGCCACGACGAAAAGCCCTCGGCCCAACCCCAGACGTCGCATTCCAGGCGATCATCCTGGACGTCGACGCCGGCCGTCAGCACCAGCGCGCCGGTGGGCACCACACCCATGGCGAAATCTTCGCGGCGCTCGACGAGGCGCTCCCAATCCGGCGCCTCGCCCTGCTCCAGCCAGGTCTCGCCCAGGACCGTGTTCCGAAAAGTCTTGATGTCCTCGGGCTTGCCTTGGGCGGCCTCCCAATCGCGCGCGATCTGCTCCCAGGACAGCCAGCCCACCGGCGAGTAGAGCGCCGAGATGTGAAAGCCGATGGTGTGCGGATCCTGGCCCTCGGCCGTCGCGCGCCACTCCCCGCCGCCGAGCATCGCGGTCTTGTCGTGCTCCTGCATCGGATGGTCGCAGGCCGAGCAGTGATAGCGCGCCGTCTCCGGCGCACCCTTCTCCCAGATCAGCCGCTCGAAGCGCAGCCACTGCATCTCGCCGCACGCCGTGCACGGCACAAAGAAGCGCCGCTGATCGGAGGCGAGGTATTCCCGTTCGATGCGGCTGCGGCCGGCGATGGTCGGCGTGCTGACCAGGAAGGCCTTGCGCCGCCAGCCGAAGGTGCGGGCGCGCGCCTCGGCGAGCGCAATCGGATCACCCTCGCCGGCGACATCGCCGGGATAGGCATCCACCTCGTCCAGGAACAGGAACCGCGCCGTCATCGAGCGCAGGCCCACGGCACTGTTCGCCCCAGTCAGCACCAGGATGCCGCCGGGGAATTCCTTCGACAGCATGGTGTTGCCGCTGTCGCGTGCGCGCGCCGGGGCGACGCGCTCCCGCAGCGCGGGCGTTTCCTCCAGCAGCGGGTCGATGCGCTGGCGCGAGAAGCGCTTGGCCAGTTCCACGGTCGGCTGCACCGCCAGCGCGGGTGCCGGCACGTGGTGCATGATGTAGCCGAGCCAGTTGTTGCCGCTTTCCGTGGCGCCGACCTGGGCGCCCTTCATGAAGACCACGCGCCGGGCGGGATGCACCGCGGACAGCGCGTCCATCACGTCCTTCAGATACGGCGTGCGGCTGGTGCGCCAGGGGCCAGGCTCGGCCGACGCCCGACTGCCCAGCATGCGGTGCCGCTCGGCCCATTCCGAGACGGTGAGCTGCGGCGGCGGGCGAAGCATGGCGCCGACGCGCCGGCGCACATGCTCACGGCTGCGGAGACCGGTCCCCTCCGAGGCCTGCTGGATCGAAGCGATCGGCCGCCTCCGTCAGCAGGTCGTTGATGTGGCTCTGCAGGATGGTCTGCAGCAGATGCGGGTCGACGCTGATCTCGGCCGCGATCAGGCCGGAGACGCGGGCGGGCCAGTTCAGCAGCGCGTCGCGCATCGTGCTGCCGATCTCGTCGAGCGCGGCGTTCGCCTCGGTGACGTCAAGCAGGCGGCGCTTGGTCTCGTCCAGCGAAAGGCGCTGCGCCTCCACCTTCAGGGCGAGCTGAGCGACCTTCAGCCGGGCGAAGGGCGTGCCCTCGGCGCCCGCGCCATTGGCCAGTGGTGAGCGTGCGGGATCAGCGGTCTCGGTCAGGCGGCGTCGGGTCTTGTCGATGTCCCACTGGCCATCCGGCTCGCGGGCGATGCGGCCCGCCCGCTCGGCCTTGTGGATGGCGGTGTCGCTGACGCCGAGGCGACGGGCGGCCTCGCGCGTGGAGGCGGTCATTTCCGGCATGGCGGCGACTCTGCCTCCCATCGCGGAGCCGCGATGGGGGCCCGCAAGCCGCCGCGCGTGATGGCGATGCCGGCCTTCTCAGAGGGGACGAAGGGCGCGCTGGCGAGCGGCTTCAAAGGCAGTGATGGCGGCGGACCAGTCCAGCGTGGCGCCGTCGCCGAGCATCTGCACCGGCGCGAGGGCCACGCGGCGGCGCGACCAGTAGTTCCCGTCGAGTGTGGCGAGCCAGCCTGCCAGCCCCTGTGCTGCAAGCGCCGCGGCGGCGGCCTCAACCTCGGCTTCGCTGGGCGGCGCGGCGCGGCCCATCGTCACGTGCCGGCCATCCTGCGCCAGGATGATCCAGCGGCGCTCGGAGGGCATCAGCCCTCCTCCTTCTCGGTCTGCCAGGTGGCGTAGTCCACCGTGGCAAAGATCCCGCGCCCGTCGCTGGCGGTGCAGACCTGAATGGTGGCGCGGCCCACGCTGTCGGTGCTGCGCGGCGCGGTGGCGAGAAGCTGCTGCCAGGCAGCGCGGTCCTGCGGGCCTTCGGCAGTTTGGTGCGGGAGGATGGTGGTGCTCATCGTCGTCTCCGTCTGGCGGGGCGGGATGCCCTGCGCGTGACGGACGATTCGCGCTGTGTCGGAGCGCAGCCAACTCGATAAGGCGCCGGGAATCTGGATGATCCCCGGCGCTTCCGATCATGTTCAGCGGCGTGGCTGAGATGCTTCACTCCGCCAGAGCGTAGATGGTGAAGGAGCCCTTCGCGCCCGTCTTGTTCGGGCCGACCATCCGCTCGCGCGACTTCACCTCGACCGCGTGGCCCTTCTTCTTCAGCCCGGCGAAGAAGCCGCGGACCGTGTGCTGCGCCCAGCCCGTCGCCTCGGCGATCTGCGCGACCGTGGCGCCCTCGGGCCGGCGCAGCATGGCGAGCACCTGCTCCTGCTTCGTGCCCTCCCGCGGCTTGCGGGGCGCTCCGGCCTCGCGGGCGATGCGGGCGGGCTTGCCGGCGAGCAGGGTGCGCAGGGCCTCCATCGGCGCGTCGAGGGCACCGATCATGTCGCCCGCGCGGTTGGCTTCGTCGTCCCAGGCAACGAGGATCGCGGCAGCCGCGTCGCGCAGGCTGGTCCGCGGGGTGGCGGCGCGTGCGGCGAGCGCCTGGTCGAGCAGGGCGATTTCCTCCGCGAGGGGCGCGGCATGGGCGGCTTCGGCGACCGTGGCGTCCTGTGCGGCGGGCTCCGCGGCCGGCGCCACCGTGGGCGCCGTGTCGGGCATGCTGCCCTCGATGCCCGAGCAGTCGGGCTCGCTGGCTTGCGCGTCGCCCTCATTCGGGTCGATGCCGATCGCGCGCAGCCCCTCGTCGGTGATGCGCG